CCCCCCCCGGGGCCCCCCTCCCCAACAGGGTTGACCCCCCCCTTTTTTTCCCCTTTCCTAGTGACTAACAACAGTGTTACAAGTAGATAGTTACAAGGTAGTTACTAGCCTCATCCTCATATCATTACATCATCCTCTCATAGAGATACAAAGTAACTACACAAAGAGGTGGTAGGTATATGCTTTATTTTTTATTAATTTTTTAAATACCCCTATAAAAACCGTAAGAACACAATCATTCTCTATCTTCTATATCATGTAAAGGATGGTAATAAGGTCAGTTAGTATCATGTGGTTAGGATGTATGCCTATATGTCATATATGTGCGGTGCGTATAAGTAACAAGGAAACGAGAGGATGACCATATAGACAAGGGGTAGGAGGTGGGGTATGCTTTAGGCATACAGACCAAAAAGGCGAAAAAGACCAAACAGCACAAGTAGGCATACACCCATAAACCTGTAACTAACAAACCACAAACCAAACCACAAACCAAGAGGAAAGAGGAAAGAAACTATGTCAATACGCCCATATCTAAGCAAGAAAGAATGTGAGCTTATCTCAAGCCTCATAGTAAGTTCAGGCATAAGTACTTCATTAGATGGTATGCTTCTCTTAAGAAAACTAGGAGGTAAGGAAAGCTCAGATAAATCACAACAACAAAAGTTACGTCATGCAGCTAGGCAAGAAGCGTTACTAGGTTTCTCTTTTTCGGAAGAGGAAGAGGAAGAACAAGAGCAAACGCAAACGCAGCCAAGGCCGTTAGCCTTACTAACAACATTAGCATCTTCAAAGGAGTGTAATCCGTGGGAAGATTTTACAGACGAAGAACTTGCTATGTGGGAAGAATCTATAACACCATCCGTTGATATATAAACAAAGAAACAAGGATAAAACCATGAAGATAAATACAAGACCGTACATAAACCAAGATGAGATGAGACTAATAGTTGCCTTATTACGTAAGCATCCAGACGTAGCAGATACAACTAAAAGTGCTACCTTAGTATGTAAGCTTATAAATGGGATGTCAATTACACAATATCGTCACTTTGTTGGCTTGCCTGAAGAGGTAGAAATAAAGGACGTAAGCATAACGGAAATAAAGCAGATGCTATCCTGAAAACAGTGCTTGCAATTTACAGCCATATGTGATATGCTGTAAATTCCTAGGAAAGCTATGGCCCTTCGAGCGGTATCCATTCTTTCCTAGGTTTCTTTCCTTCCTTTTCTTATGAGGATATACACAATGAATAGAGACTGTGGTAAAGGTAAGCTAATCCCCGCAAAATACACTTTAGCTTGGTGCATTGGAAACAGCGACGATGAAAATAAGAAAACTATTGATTCGCCTTATTCAGAAGAATTTGAAATTATACTAGCTACGTTGCCGCCGTATTCCAACATACGTATGCACGTATGGGATAAAAAAGGTTACGCAAATTGCATACTATCCGCCTACGTAAATCAAGATGGTATAACAAATTACGCAACTAATAGATTATCAGAACTTTAATACAATCATAACCATAGGACATAAACATGGACACGAGCTACATAACATACGTGCCAACTAACCTAGTTCCAGTACTTTTCTTTTCCTTCATCCTAGGAACTTTCATAACTATCGCAGCCATCTTTATACGAGAGGCCTTTAGAAAGCAACTACGCAAGCACTCGTATTAAGTGCAACGCACAATATAACCAAATAACCAAACCATAGGATACTATCATGAACACTACAACCTTAGCAGTAATAGCTAGCATAGAATGGCACATCACAACCTTTCCGCACCTTAGTGAAGAGAACATAATAATGATGGTATGCCAGCAACTAGGCGTAACTTATGCTTATGTACATAGTTTCTTTTTATAAGCACAAACAACTACAAACTAATAGGATTCTAATTATGAAAGCAACTTGCACAAAAAGTGCCATAACATTCGAGATACAATACTTTCCTTTCACTCTTTCCTCCTCTAAAGAAAAGAACGAGAACATACACCATCCTTGCTTCGACCTCAGTACACATCGCCTGACTGGCGTACTACCTCGTTACATAGATGGCTCTCTATCATCCATAGATACGCGCTTGCTTTTCCTCAGCATCTTAAACTCCACGGGTCTAGTAACCTTTAAAACACCAGCCATTCCTACGGATGCAACTATAAACAAGCATCTTATCCCCCTAGCACAAGTTGCTATCTTTCTATCATCCAGAAAGGATGTAAAAACTTCATTCCCATCTTTCCTCATATGTGAAGATACATACGAACTAGATACTATCGACATCCTGATAAGCAGCTGGAATGAGATAAAGGAATCCTTTTCCTCCATAGAAAGAAAGATAGGAGAAGATACAGAACTAAAACGCGAAGCCTCCCTCAACCGCCTGATGCGATCTCAAGGAAAGAACCTAGTAACTTATGCAAAGCGCTTAGCAGATTGGGTTTCAATAGCTGCATCCTTTCCTACATACGAGATAACTAGGGAAGATGCATTAGGCGGTATCGAGCGCATAACATGCGCACAACATTGGAAGGAAGTTATTATCTCATGCGGTGATCCTAACCTCAACGTATGGAAGATAAATAAAGGTGATATCCAGGATATACTAGATCACCTCGAAAATAACCTAGAACTAGGAACATCATATAGCAATGCTATATTCCGCCTCCTAGAGAAAACAATTGATCGTCAGGATAACTTCTTAGGTATTGACATAGATGCACCGTATACTATCCTATCCGCTACCTCAACTAACGGAACGATAAGTGAAGGTGCTACGCAAGCACAAATCATAGAAGATAACGCTATCCTCTCTCTTATAAACGATGCACCTAAGGAACTTCCTATACAAAGCGCTTATCCATCTAAAGTAGCCTACCTACGAGCACTTGGTAAATGGAACACAGCACAGCGTTACTTCAAGGAACATCCTGAAGCCGTACAAACTATTTCAATTATGGATCTATAACCATGAATACAACAAAGCATATAACTTCCTTTATCCCATCCTTCTTACTTAGCGGCACAGTAACCGGCGCTACACGCGCGTCTAAACCTCTAACTAACGAGATGCTACGTAACTGGTATGAAATACCTCCATCATATAGAAGTAACGGAGAACTAAAGAAATATTACATCCTAAGATGGAGCCTCTCATACTTCCTAGAAACACAAACCGTAAGTACCGGAACCTTATACCACCAAGGGCAACGTTATGTTCTTTCTTATGAAAAGAAACTTCCTACGGAGAAAGAAACAATAGCTAAACTATCCTTTCGTTGCCCTTCGGCAGAGCTACAAAAGAAAGGACTTATCCCAACTTGCTACGTATCCTTCTCATAACGCAGCTTCCTTCTTTAGAAACAAAAAACAAACAAACACAAACTGGATACTACTATGACAGTACAAAACAAACAACCATCCGCACATGTACTAGCGCTTCTTGCTAAGGCAAGAGCTGCTAAGGAAGCACGTGAGAAAGAACTTGCCGCTGCCGCTGCCGCACCAATGGAGGAAGAAAGAAGCGAAGATGCGCATACAGTTCCTTCCACCGAAAACACTTCCGTAACTAATCAGTACGGACAGCTCATAACTTACAATGATAAACAGCAAAGTGCTATTGATACCATCCTCGGAGGAAATAACACAATACTTCTAGGCGCGGCCGGTACTGGTAAGACAACAACCACGAAAGGTGCTGTAACTAGCCTCATACAAAGTGGAAAACTTCCTATCCTTCCTGATGATGTACGACATAAGCATCTCGTAGCAGGAATGAATGGCATCGTACTATGCGCTTATACGCGCCGAGCCGTACAGAACATAAAGAAAGCCATGCCGGAGGATCTTAAAGCTAACTGCATGACGATACATAAGCTTCTTGAATACGCTCCTATATACTATGAAGTTTACGATGAAGAAACGGATAAGATGAAGAAAACAATGCGATTCGAGGCAACTCGTACGCGCATGAATCCACTTCCTAACGAGATACATACGCTCATCATTGATGAAGCCTCGATGGTATCTGTTGAACTATACGCGGAACTTATGGATGCATTCCAACATCCTGTGCAAGTTATCTTAATAGGTGACATACAGCAACTTCCACCTGTATTCGGCAGTGCTATCTTAGGTTATAAGATGCTAGAGTGGCCAGTGATAGAACTTACAGAGGTTTATCGCCAAGCGTTAGAAAGCCCTATCATACGATTAGCGCATCATGTTTTATCCGGTTCTTCTCTGCCGCTATCATCTTACGATGAGTGGCACGTACAAGATAAGCTAAAGATACATGCTTGGAAAAAGAAACTGCACGCTGATATAGCTCTTCTCACAGCTGCTAAGTTTCTCACCACTGCCATAGCGCAAGATGGATACAACCCAACGGAGGATGTAGTTCTTATTCCCTTTAACAAAGCCTTTGGCACCGAGGAACTTAACAAGCACATAGGTAACTATCTTGCTCGCGCCAATAACCAAGAAACGCACGAGGTTATAGCTGGTTTTAATAAGCATTACTTCTCAGTTGGTGATAAGGTTCTTTACGAAAAAGAGGATGCGGAAATAATTGCTATCTCATCCAATCCTACGTATATAGGTAAAAGCTATAAGAAAGCCTCAACCACTTTAGATTACTGGGGCCATGAACAAGATGTATCGAACGCTTCTAAGGATCTCATGAATGCGGAAATAGATGACATCGATGATTACTTAGAAGCTCTTGCTAACGGAGATGAAGATAGAACAAAAGAATCCTCCCATCTCATAACCTTACGCCTTTTAAATAGTGACGAGGAAGTTGTTATCACACGTAGCGCAGAAGTTAATAACCTCATCTTTGCGTGGGCGCTCACCGTACATAAGAGCCAAGGTTCTGAATGGCGCAAAGTATTTCTTCTTCTTCACACCTCGCATAACACAATGCTACAACGTGAGCTGTTATATACTGCTATCACACGAGCTAAGGAAGAGCTTTATATAATATGTGAACCAGATAGCATGGACAAAGGCATTTCATCACAACGTATACAAGGAAATACTTTAGAAGAAAAGAGTGAGTTCTTCAAAGGTAAAGTAGATAGGAAAGAGATGCAAACTACAGCGGAAATTATCCGCACACTTTCATAACGCGCAACTGCGCAAGTATCGGAGATAGAAACATGGTAAAAAGATGGGATTCAACAAAGTCATTATATGAGTATTGTACAGCGTTATTAGATAGGTTTGATGCTGGCAAAGTCTTAACATATGAGTACAACACAATAGTACGAGATAAGGAAGATACTGGGGATGAGGCTTGGTACGTAACTAATCGCTATGATCCGCATTGTGATGATAAAACACCTAATCATAGCAGGTACAGATACTAACGTAAAAATAAGGGCTTGACAAGCCTCAGCCCTTTCCGTATACTAAACGCTCTCTCAATGAAAAGAGGGAGCTATTTAAATACTTTCTCAACAACCTTCCCATTACGGGAAACAACAAACAAAAAGGTAACTATCATGGATACACAAAACAACCAAGCACAAGACGCAGCTATCGACGGTGCAGCATTAACACCTGACCTTTCTTACAACAAGGAATTTGCTTTCCATTTCCGTAAGGATGAACTTGGTAACAAACGCCCATCCATCCAGCTGGAACTGCCTGTACCTACAAAGTACGGTATCATTGAAATCATCAAAGCCGGCGGTAAACAACTTGACCTGCTTTTAGAAGTTACAGCTGGTGTTATTTACGCACAACAACGTAGCATCATTTCAGATGACGTAGAATTTACAGCTGATAAGTTCGACCCTTCCAAAGTTACTTGGGACTTCATTGCTAACATCCCACGCAGCGAACGTACTGGTTCTGGTATCGCTAAAGAAACTTGGGAAGCTTTCGCGAAAGATTACAGCACAGTTGTTATCTCTCACGCTGGCAAGACTGCTGATCAAGCCGCGAACGCAGCTAAAATCCTGGTCGGTAAGTTTCAACAAGTTAAAACCAACAAACCTGTTATCACTAAACTGCTGGATAACATCAACGTCTGGTTTGCTAACACGCCTAACGCGGAAGACTTCGCTGATGTGTATGCGTTCTTAGTAAACAAAGCTGAAACATTGCTGAAAGCTGATGACAACGCGTTGTTAGAAAACTTGTAAGCATCATTGCAGCGCTTCGGCGCTTCTCTTTCCACGGCTCAAGGACGAGCCACTTTTCATAAGCATCTTCTCTCGTTACGAAGGTATTTATGAAAACTCCTAAGTAATAAACACACAGTAAACACAAACGATGAGACGGTATGAACCTATCTGGATTGAACTTAAAACCCACGGATACGTCAAGATAACTGCGCCTCGTCAGTTGCACAAAAAGATCAAAGCTATGATAATAAAAGAGAAGTATACGGACTATGCCTGGAAGCTAGAAATGGCTGATGCGGATATAACTAAGATACTTATATTCTCTTCTCAACCTAGCGGCATCTTTGAAATCTGGTTACGAACTACATCCATCTAAGAAAGAAAAGATGGAAACCCTCTCACTAATCCCGTGCGTAAAGCACATTCTAATGAGGTAACATACCAATGGCAGCACAAACAGAAAAACCTTCTTCACCGCATGTAGTTATACAGCGAGCCGAAACAGGTAAAGCTTATCTCTTCTCTTTCATCCAAGAAGGTGACGGAGAGGAAGATGAAAGACCTCCGCAATGCTGGGTACCTAAAAGTTGCGTAGTACAAAAGCGCATCAATGATGCAGGTGAAACGATAGCAACTATTCATGACTGGCTTCTACGGAAAAATGGTATCATACTATGAATACGAAAATACCTAGCGTATACACAGAAAGAACAGAGCATCAATCACGCGCACGTAGCATCTCTTGGGCGCTGCACGAAGCTCGTCGCGGTAATGTACTTAAGCTTGATGTAAATAGGATGAAGGAGCTACTGCCTCCTGAGGTATCCTCACAGCTTAGCCACGAAATAATCAATATTGACGCTTCCATTTATGCGCTGGATTATGCGTATGCTAAAGCAGTTAAAGCGCTAGAAGCTATCAATGAGGTAAGCGCGGCCTATACAAGAGCGCATCCGACGCCTGGTACTAGAGCCGCAAAAACCGGAGATAGCAAATGAGTGATGTTACTAATGCACCACTGAGTGACGCTGCACAGATAAAGGAAAAGATCCTTCGTATCGAAGCTGCTCTCCTGCAAGATAACCCACAACTTCCTCTACTCCTTCGTGAGATACATACAGCCATTCGTAACGATCATGAAACTGTTACGATCCTTTCTGAGGAAGAGATCTCCATACTAGTTCGCGGACTCATGAAACAAACAGCCGTAGTTATTAGCGCCGAAGCTCTTGCTAAAGGTACTAAGAAAGCTATGAAGAACATGACTGTAGATGATTTATAAGGAGTGTGTTATGAGCAGCCAGAAAGATAAAGATACAAACAAAAAGGTACACACACCTGAAGAACAAGCCTTGCAAAAACAGAGGGACAGAAGAACGCAAGCAACAGCTATGCGTAATGCTCTCGGCCTAACCGCTTCTCAGCAAGCTCTTCAAAACATACGCTGCGAGGGTTGTGATGACTAGCGCGGGCGGTTCTCAAGATACTACCGAGACTCTTCTCAGTGATGCTATCTCATATTATGATGGCCCCTACCGAGAAGGTATCCTAAACATCTTCTCAACTAAGGATGCACTAATAGATAATTCTCTTCGCTTGTTCGTTATATACCTACCAGACGCGCCCCATATGCGGCCGATAAAATTCATGGTAACAGTATATAACGTAACGGATTTAGTAGCGGAAGACGTAGTTCTTTTTGCACAAGGTTACATAGATTTTATGTTACCAGGAGAGGATGATGAACACTCTACTCTTCACTAAAGGAAGTGCGCAAAGCTTGCTATATCCTATCCTTTATATGCACGTTAAAAGAAACATTCCGTATATGGGCCTCCGTAGCATAATGAAACAGTGGTATCATCCGTACATCATAAGAGATAAAAGTAATGAAGACCTTGCGTACCCATCTTATATATACCCTGAAGTTTGTATTTGCGGCGCTGTCTATTCCAGTTTTGACTCTCTCGTTAGGACTAGTTGCGACATGTGCGAAGGTAACGGAAGGAATCCTATATCTTTTGGAGCTTTTATACACGACTTTATTTGCGCTATTCAATGCAGTAGCAACCAAGATACACTCGATAAAGTAAACCGTGTAGCTATCGAAGCGTTATGGGCACAAGTTATTTATGACATCGAACTTAAAAAATCTACGGAGGAACTGCTATGTGTGTTACGCTAACAGATCTAATGGATACTGAGATAGCAGTAGATGAGATAGCAGTAGGTTATGATCCGTCTCAGCCTGATCCACGCGTTAAACGTCTATCTCATTCTTCTCGTCTAACTCTTCACCAATGTCCTCGTAAGTTTCAGCTGTATAAACTACGCAGTGAAGATAACGGAGAAGAGAGAGAACTTATACACTTTGCTTTCGGCCATGCGGTAGGCGCGGGTATCCAAGCCGTTCTCAACGGAGCTACAAAGGAAGAAGCTATCTGGCAAGCCTTTCTAAACTGGGATGCTGATCTTCTCATCGAAGGTAAGCCTGGTAAGAACAAAAGTATCTTCAACGCGGTATATGCTGTTGAGAAGTATGTAGCAGTTGCGCATCTAACTAAGGTAAAAGATTATGAGCTTGCTTCGTTTTATGATGCAGAGAAAGATGCATGGATTCCTGCTGTTGAGCTTAGTTTTCGCATCACTTTTCCTAACGGTTACTCTTACATTGGTTATGTTGACGCCGTTCTACGGCACAAAGTTACTGGACAGCTTCTTGTTCTGGAATTAAAAACTAATGGATCTCGTACCGTTGATGAGGCACTGTATAAAAACAGCGGCCAAGCACTTGGTTACAGCATCATATTAGATGCAATAACTTCAGCATATAAGGAACACAGCCTTACGGATTACCACGTTCTGTATCTCGTATACAAGACAAGCGAGCGTGAACTAGAGCAATTTATCTTTGAGAAAACTTATACGCAACGTGCGTTATGGATACAGGAACTTCTCTTTGATATAGAGATACTAGGTATGTACGAAGCCGCTGCTATCTATCCAATGCACGGACAAAGTTGCTATGACTTTCAGCGTAACTGTGAGTACTTCGGAGTTTGTACCTTACCTACAGAACGTCTTGTAAAACCTATCTCTCAGAAAGAGCTTGACGGCATAGAGGCGGAGCGGTATACTGTAGACCTAACAGTGGATGAAGTGATTGAAGCGCTGCTATCTGCTAATGCGTAACGCATAACGCACACAGAAAAAGAACGGAGAAAAGAAATGAAATATAAATCACAAAGACAGAAAGAACTTGATAAAGATATAAAGCTAGCACAGAATACAATGTTATTTGTAGCTGCCGTTCTCTTTATCATATACACAGTATTTGAATAACTCTTTAGTTACGGAATAAAAGAACGGAGATAAACATGGCAACAAGTGAAACGCAATATGATCCAAAAGTAACGCTTACACTGGATATAGAAGAAGCCTTTTACCTAAAAATAATTCTTCAAAACTCAATGCTATCTAACGAACAGGAAAAGGAACAAGCTCTGCGCAGATCCATCTTTAGAGCGCTTCCTGACTTCCAGTTTCTGGAATCACTTACAAGGAAACCACATGGCTAAGTTAAGCACAGTAACACCATCGATTTACAAACGAGTTCTCATCACAGGCCTCAGCGGTACAGGTAAAAGCACCTTAGCAGCTAGTCTTGCTAGTGACTTCCATCTGCACTGGATTGGAATCGAGAACGCACTGGATACACTTCTCAAACTACCTGCTGCATGGCAAGAGAACGTAGACGTGTACCAACTTCCTGATAGCGCAGCTTATCCGATAGCAGCAGATACGTTAATGACGTTATTTAAAGCCGGAGTTGCGGACATATGTGATACGCATGGTAAAGTTAAGTGCGCTATCTGTATGAAGGAAGGTGCTCCTATCTCAAGGCTAGATCTAAATGCTATGGGACAGAATGATATTGTAGTTCTCGATAGCGGTACACAACTATCCCATTCCATCCTGTCCCACACGATGCGTAATAAGCCGGTGGATGCAAAGCCGGAACGAGATGATTGGGGCGCACTTCGTAAGTACACAGAGTTCTTCGGTTCTCAGTTCCAAGCAGCGCGGTTTAATCTCATAGTAATATGCCATGCAATCGAGGCTACTATGGAAGATGGCCGTGTCAAGTTAGTACCAAACTTTGGTAGCCAGGCTATGAGTGCAGAGTTCGGTAAGTTCTTTAGTGACATCATTTATACGGACGTGAAAAATAAAAAGCACGTGGCGAATAGTGATAGTATCTTTTCTAATACAGTACTTACTAAGAGCCGCACTGATTTCCGTATCGAAGCGTACGATCCTCCATCGTTAGTTCCTCTCTTTAAGAATGCGCACCTTTCTATAGTGCAGCAGGAAAAGATAGCAGCAGCTGGAGAAAAGAAGGAAGGAGCGGAAGCCGCAGTTGAGATGATTACGGAGCGTGTATCTCCCTCTTCTCCTTCTCAGGTGGCTGTACAAGAAACACAACAGCAAACACAAGCAGAACGTACCGCAGCTCTTCTAGCTAAGGCTCGTGCTGCACAAGGTAAAGGGGCGTAAGTTATGAACGAGAAAGAAAGAGGCATTGATAGCGCAACTCCTGAAGATTGGGATAGGCTGGCAAATAACAGCCGCGTAACTCCTGAACCGCCAGTTACAGCTAACGAACATCCTGCTGTATGGTCTCTTGTAATAAGAGATATGGCTGACAGAGATGTATTCGGAGCAAATAAGTACGGTACTAGACTTCAACCTAGTAACGGACGCAAGACTTTAAACGACGCTTATCAGGAAGCGTTAGACTTAGTAGTATACCTTCGCCAAGAAATTTACGAGCGCGATGGGCATTAAATACCAGGGCCGCTAGTTCCCATCTCCTTCTCATAGGAGAACATGCTAGCATAACGTAGTATCATTAGTTACATCATTCAATCCATTATCCATTATCCATATCTCTTTATATAAAGAAAGGAAATTATCATGTCATTAGATTCATTATTCGATACAGAGTTAGACGACTTAGCTGATCTGCCCTCATTCGCAGTGCCGCCAGCTGGTTCATACATTGCATCAATCAAAAAATGGGAAGCCAAAGAAGTTGCTGGCCATCCATCTTGGGAAGTTACCTTCACATTGAAGGAAGTTGCTGAGCTTGTAAATGTAAACGATGTACCTCCTGCTCCTAACAGTGAGTGCAGCGTTCTGTTTATGATGGATAACGAAATCGGCGAAGGTCGTTATAAAGAGTTCGCAAAACCTTTCGCTGCTAATGCGCAGTCTGGTTCTCCTCGTGTTTACGTACCAGCTTCTATCGGTACCGAAATCTTACTGACTACTAAGGTACGTCCGAACAAAGAGAAAACACAGGATTACTTGGATGTTGTATCGGTGCAAATCATCTAAGGGTTTCGTCTCTCGCAGTATGATAGTGCAGTAAATAAATGCAGCCTTTTTCTTTCTTCTTTCTAAAGAGACGGAGATGGATAGAGGCTGCATCCTTTAACGCATTATGTGCGCCTAGTGCGCATAAGCAAGATGACATAAGTAACAAACATAAGGATCACACTCATGGCTAAGATACGAATAGATATAAAAGAAAAGTACGAAGCGCGTGGATGGTACACAATTACGCACATAGCTCGAGCTAATAACATAGTGATAGCCTTGCTACAGCGGATGCTAGCCGAGCACAAAATACCTCCTTGCACCTTGGATGAAGAGGAAATTGAGAGCGGCTTTAAGTTTACGCTTTATTCAGAGGCTGAGATACTTGCAGCATACGAAGCTTATAAGAGCGCACCGCCTCCTGAAGGATTCATAGGTCTGGAAGATTATGCAAAGCTAATTGGCTACAGCCGTAGATCGGTTTCAGACTGGGCTAAAGACAAAGACTTTCCTCCTTCACGCGGTACATATAAGGCAGCTAATAACAAGCAAGCACCTTATTATTCCTTAGCAGAACTTAATACTTATAACACACGGGATAGAAAGCAACGTCCTTATGAGAAGCGCTCGTCAGTAAAAGAGCTTACAGATATACGAGAACAAGTAGCTGCGGATAGAAGAGGAAAAGCTAGCGGCTTATACAAGATACCTCCTGCTGAGTACCTCGAACTTACAAAAGAGCAACGTAAACTTTACCGGACGTAACAATGACAGCTCGTAATATTTTATTCCTAGGAACTTCTGAGGATGAGCCGTACTTACCTCGCCTGAAATCCTCTATCAAGCACACAGGAGCTACATACGTAGCAACAACTCCTGTAACTACGCTGATAGAACTAACTACATATTGCAAGAAGAAAGCCGTAACAGGTATCCTCACTACGCAAGTGCATCTGATACCAAAGCTAACGAAGGAAGATTACGGAAAGAAGAATCCTTCTATCAATGATTGGGCTGGTAGTTACTTCATTCATGATGGAGTTGAAATTGTTTTCGTACATCCTCTGAAGCAGCTTCTCTCCATATCATACGGAAAGTTTCTTATGGATCGTTATGCATCTAAGCTAACGCACCCTGAGAATTGGCACTCAGCTACGGAGTTCTCGTGGGAGATAGCTACAGAAGCAAGACTTGCCTCCCTCCTAGAACTTTTCGAAAATGCTTTCGCCATCGCAGTGGATATAGAAACATCTAAAGATCCATTGGCAATAACTTGCATAGGATACTGCGGTATCTTTTATCTCGATGGAGTATTTCAAACACATAGCATTGTTCTTCCTATGAAGAGTGAGATAATGCTAACTTATATGAGGAAATTCAATGCACTCCCCATCCGTAAGATTACCCAGAAAGGTCGGTATGATTTGGCGTATACGTCGAGGTACCGTGCGCCGTTATCGCACTGGCTATGGGACACGGCCACAATATTTCATAGCTGGTATGCAGAGTTACCAAAAGACTTGGGAGCGCTTGCAGCGTTCGCAGTTCGGGACGCTAGGTACTGGAAGCATGAAGGGAAAGTACTCGATTGGGAAGTTCACTATTTGTATAATGCAAAGGATACCTGGAACACAGCAAACGTATTCCTATCACTGGTGGAGGAACTCCCACAATGGGCTGTACAAAACTACCTCATGGAGTTCCCACTCAACTATCCTGCGCACTTATGCGAATTACAAGGACTACCGTGCGATGTTGATAAGTTACGGGAAAACAAAGATAAGCAAGAAAAACTGGTGGAGTCTTCGCTCTCAGCCTTACGCAAAGAGATAGGTGTACCTGGCTTTAACCCTAACAGCCCTAAGCAAGTAATGCAACTTATGAAAGCTCTTGGCTGCGGTGATCTTACATCTAGCGATGAGGCCTCCATAAAGAAAGCCTCTTATCGACATGCACTTAACTCTCGTATCCTAAGTAAGATCATCAGCGTACGTAAAGCACGTAAGCTTATAAGCACCTATCTCCAGGAAGATAAGTTATTCCAAGGACACATCCTTTATGCGCTACATCCAGAAGGTACGGATACAGGGCGCCTAGCTAGTACCGAGCATCACTTCTGGACAGGGCTGCAAATACAGAACATACCAAGAGGTAAAGAAGTTAAGAGCGCTATCGTTCCTCCAATCGGATTCCTTCTAGGTGAAGCAGATTATGCGCAAGCAGAGAGCCGTGGAACTGGGTACATAACGGGCGAGGAAAAGCTGATAGCAGCAGTCGAAGGTACTAAGGATTTTCACAGCCTCAATGCTAGCGCTTTCTTTGGCGTACCGTACGAAAAGATATACGATGATATGGCGCATGAAACTATTGATAAGGATCTTCGTGATCTTTCCAAGAGAACAAACCACGGCGCTAACTACAACATGGGCAAGTGGGTAATGCTAGAAACTATGGGCGAAGAGAACGTAGCTAAGGCGAAGCAACTACTAGGACTTCCTAGACACTGGTCACTAGACCGCGTATGCGAACATCTCCTAGATGCCTTTGCTAGTACATATCCTAAGGTCAAGGTTGATTATCAGAACTGGATTAAGTACAACGTACCGCTAACGAGAATGCTTACTGGTAGCACAGGCTGGACACGTTATTGCTTTGGTAATCCGCAACTTAGTAAGCCGGACCTCAATGCGTACGTAGCGCACTGTCCTCAATCACTAAATGCAATGATCCTTAACAAAGCATTTATGAAAGTGTTCTATGAAGTATGGCGACCAAATAAAGAGAACTTCCACCTTCATGCACAGATACATGATAGCATCCTCTTTTCTTATAGAAAAGGTTACGAGCATCTGGCTGATGAAGTTAAAAGATGTATGGAGTTTCCAGTACAAGTAACTGATATCACAGGTAAGGTACGAACTATGCTTGTACCGGTTGATCTCAAAATAGGACTTACGTCCTGGGCTAAAGGCTAAGAAAGGAAACACATGAATGAAAACTTCTTCACAAAGTACTTCTCCTATGTAGAAGATACGGAGTGCCCTAAGTTCTACCATAGGTGGTGCGCTATTAGTGGCGTCGCTGCTCTCCTTGGCAGGGATTACTTTATGCAGCATGGGCACTTCACTCTCAATCCTAACATGTACACGATGCTAATAGGAAGCCCTGGTACAAGAAAGAGTACAGCTATAAAACTTATGAAGGGTGTTCTCACATCCACTGGTTACGACAAGCTTAGCGCGGATAAGACTTCTAAAGAGAAGTTTCTTCTTGACCTCCATGAGCAGCAAGAAAGCGCGGACGCAGATGCCTTAATGGATACTAACTTATGGGGCGAGATGGATGCAAGTAACAGGACTCCATCAGAAATGTACGTAGCAGCTGATGAATTTAATGACTTTATCGGCAGCGGTAACTTAGAATTTATTTCACTTCTTGGGAGCTTATGGAATTATGAAGGCGTATATACCAGCAAGATCAAGAATGGCAAATCTGTTAGCATCCCTAACCCTACTATTAATATCCTCGGCGGTAACACTCCTACTGGTTTTGCTATTGCTTTCCCCACGGAAATACTTGGCCAAGGATTCTTCTCACGTATGTTACTTATCTACGGAGAACCAACGGGAAAAAGAATCACATTCCCAAAAGCTCCAGACCCAAAAGAAAAAGAAGACCTTGTTGCGTACTTACGGGCTATCAAAGATACTTGCAGGGGACCGGCCACGCTAAGTAAAGAAGCTGAGTATCTTCTCGATAAGATATACAAGCAATGGATTTCACTAGAAGATGTACGGTTTGAAAATTATAGCAACCGTAGATTTGATCACCTTCTCAAGTGCTGCCTAGTTATGAGTGCTGCACGTATGGGTACGCAAGTAACCGGAGAAGATGTGATACACGCAAATACAGTACTATCTCATACCGAACATCTTATGCCAAAAGCGTTAGGAGAGTTCGGTAAAAGTCGTCATAGTGATATCTCACAAAAGATAATTACCATACTGGAAAGAGCTACCAAGCCGGTACTTCCTAAAGATATCATTAAGGAGATACATAGTGACGTAGATAACATGCAAGTTGGCATGGAAATTTTAAAAGGATTGCAGATAGCGGATAAGATATTCTTTGTACAAGGACAGGGCTATCTAGCTAAGCAACGGAAGCGTAAGGAAATGGACGGAGAGCTTTTTGATATTAGTATTTTAACAGAAGAAGAAAGGAGTTATTAGTTATGCGTCACATAGATGTTACGCCCAGGCAGCAGAAGAAACCAACGCATGAGTTCTCGATGACGATAACTTGGAGGCCAACGCTAGCTTCTATGAAAACAGAAGCTGCAGAATTTGGAGCTGTGGAGGCCCACATCTTGGAGCTTCTGTTTGATGATGAAGTTAAATTTACAAACCTAACTAAGAAGGTATTAAAATGAAAGAAGAAAGAACAAACAAACCAAAACCACTTATCAACATTATGGTGGATATAGAATCCGGTGGCGTAGTGCCAGGCTCCTCTATCTTTTCCATTGGCGCTACTATGTTTGACTTCTATCCAGAACTCATTACACTAGTTGGCATCAGTCCGATCTTTTACCGGAATGCCTCGCGGCAAAGTAACGCTGAGATTGGCCTGAAGGAAGATGCAAGTACAATGAAATGGTGGGAAGAAAAGAGTGAAGCTGCACGGAATGAGACGTTGTACGGTACGCAGCACGTAGCGCAGATGCTCCGGGATTTTCACGAATGGTACGTATCGATACGAGAAGCTGGTAATGATGTACGTATGTGGGGGAAAGGTGCAGGCTTTGAAGCTAAGATGCTGGAAGCGGCGTACAGAGCTGTTGGTGCTTATGACGTGCCTTGGCACTACAGAGAACTAATGGACTACCGTACACTAGAGTACCTCTTCAAACCCATCGTCAGTGAGGAAGTTTGGAAAGATTTGGACAGTACGCACACTAAACACACAGCTCTCGGCGATGCTATCATGCAAGCAAGAAAAGCTGAAGCTATCTTTAACGTACTAAGACATGAGGGAATGGTATGAATAGCCCATCAGAGGAAAGAACAGCTGTGTATAGAGGCCTCACAGCTGAGGATCTAGATCGCTGCATAGTCCAACTTATAGAGTGGGATGTGTGGGGGTTCTACGATGAAATGGATAAAGAGAGTCCAACTAACGCGTGGGTACTTAGGATAGCTGCTGCCGATGGTCAAGTGCATACGGAAAGAGAGCAGCTTAGGTTACTAGCGGAAGCTAAGGAGAAGAGAGATGAGTACTAAGAAAAGTTTTACCGGAAAACTACCGGACGGAATGAAACTTCCTGATAACATACAGGAGAACTTAGAGGTATTCGCTGCACTGCAAACGGAAGTTCTGCAGAACGCTGAACTCATGGTGTACATGATGAACAACGTAAGTGATGATATGGATATGCCGGAGCGTCTGGGAGTAATCGCAGCTTGGATGAACTTGCCACTAGATGGTGTATACTATCCGCATATCCTTGCTGATCTTATTGTGCAAGAGTTACGGAAGAGAAATACGTTGCGAACGAGCACTGTAGCAGGTGCGGTGCGTGATCAGTTATTTAAACACTGAGGGTGGGAGGTTGTTATGAGTACATACGAACCGCCAAAGCGCGAGCCTATGCTTTTGAGTGAGACTGATATAGACAATTTACTGTTGCTTGCTAGGCGAACATTATGGATAGCATTTTGTTGGAATGACCATAATTTTGGTGACGACGTTACTTATGCTAAGTCTGATACTGACAGGACTGGCATAACCTCAGTTGACGAAGCAATCTCTTGGCTTAAAAAGATGGAAGATCTTTTAAAAGCTTTCAGCATAGGAACAGACAATGACTAGCATAAAAGATTTAGAGACTAACTTAAATTATTTCAGGTCTGAAATGCAGAAAGCTAACCAGTCAGTAGATTGGTTCAATAAACTGCCATTACACAAAAGGATTTTTATAGCTGTATTTGGTCTAAAGATTAAATGCAGGCTACGTGACGGTTATAACTGCTGCTGCAGCGGACCTCACTATGACTGAACTTATAACATACATGATACTCGTTGCACTTATCCTGAAAGCATGTGTAATCACATGTATGCGTATTGAGGTAGATCGCGCCAAGAGAAGACTGGAAAAAGAAACAGGCAAATCCTGGCACGAACTTAGGAGGGAGTTTTATGATAGGGACTTAGAATAAAGAAGATTTTTACAGCTCAATCACCCGCATTTTATTGTGATGCCTGTAATTGAGAACCTCAATACCCTCCTTTTTTAGCTCAATACCGCCAACCGAAATGCGTTCAAGTGCGTCGTCAAATTCCATTGCGCTTTTGACGATGCCAACAGGGCCGTAACAATCAACCGTCACAGTAGCATCGTATGGATTAGGTTCGACTGGCTCTATGCCATCAGGATAATATCTTAGGATGATAACCTTATCCCCCTTCAAAACTTCCGCAGTTGCTTTCATTTCTTCTTCCTCTTCACTTTGATAGTACAAGTAAACTTACATCTTCCTTCTTTAGCACCAAACAAAGACCAACCGATAAAAAGATAGAAGGGGCCGTAATAACCTCGTAACAGCCAAGCGCCATCATCACGAATCCATAACCTATCAGCATCTTGAACTATCCAGTACTTAGCAGTAAACCACTTATCTTCTGGTACGCCTAGTTGCTTGTAATTAAAGCTGTTACCGCCATTACGCCATAGCCACTTAGTGCGATTCCAGAAACTGTAAGGATCACTACCAGGTCTGATGTGCTCAGTTTGCCATCCACTATCCCCACCGAGATCATTGTCAATTGTTTCTAGCCAACGAAGCCTGGTAAGTGTGCGCTTATCTTCAGAGCTAAAGAAGAGAACGGCTAACGGGGCCAACGGATAGCGCGCAATAATTACAGCTACATGCGCGATAAGATATAAAAACCACTTAAAATACATCATAATATTCACCTATTGATAGCTTCACGATAATCTCTTAATTGCTGTTGCAAAGCCCTTGCTATTTCAAGCACTCGGTCTGCTTCTCTTTGTCTTTCAACAAGCTCTGCTGCATCTGCAGGCTGAACCACCCAGGCGTCGGAAGTTGTCTCAACTCCGCTTCGCTCGCCGTTGGCATCTTTGGGCATGGCGCGGCAACTACCGGCGGTTCTCCCTTTGTATTGCTGCATCCGCTCAGCAAGCAAGCGCTTGTTAGCATCAGCAATCCCATCAATTTTGATTTGCTCATCTCTATACCTATCTTCAATAATTTTAGCGGAAATATCTAAAGTGTTTTTAACTTCTTCAACATCTTTAGATGCTTTGAGAAGGACTTGCTCAGATTGCGCCTCGATTACAGCTTGATGCTTTATCCACTTTTTATCCGCCGCGCTGTAGCCACTTAGCCAAATCCCTGCAACTACGATCAAGCCAGCAATCCACGGCCCGAGTGCTTTAAAAACAGGCAGTAAATAGATCATCTTAAGTACCCTTTAGCTGTAAGCCAAGCAAGAAGTACGGTAGACATAACTCCTACTACCATAAAGAACTTAGTAGTAACAGATTTACCTACCTCCATATAAAACTCATCCTTGGCTAGAAGCACGGCTTTCTTAGCTATAGAAACTATCTGCTCTTCAGAAAGCTCGTGCTTATCAAATCTAGGACAAGATTCAAAATCCTGCTGACGACGATTAGATTGGTTTATCCTACGATCCTCATCAGGATGGTGCATGTAAAAATCGTTGTCTCTGTGCTGCATAGTATCTCCTTCAAGAGTCTTTAATGACAACGCCGAGACCGCCAGCAACCGCCGATGCTCCGGTAATGACGTAGCTGATGTAATCAGGCTTGCCCATCATCAAGCTGCCTAACATGACTAGCGCTGCAATAACCCATACAGCCCCGCGTTGCGTTGATGCTTCATTCCAATTAATACCTAGTTTCATTTTAAGCCCCCTTAGTCCTGTACCAATTCCCAAGATACCACAGAAGTATCTGCGGCATTTGTTGAGCTGATTACAAAAGATGTTCCATTAGTTTTTGCCGAAACAAACAACGCTCCAGGAGTTCCCGATACAGTCTCCCGTCCGACGTAGATCCTGGTCTTTGCATTCACACGAGAGCTTACAGGGATAGCGGGAGACACGCCGGCAACCAAGGTAATTTCACCGCGGTTAGCTTCTGGAAAATCTAGGCCAGCATTATAGACCTCGATCACAATCTTAGCATTAGCAGGACAACCTGCAGTCATCACTGGCAGTATTTGTGCAAATCCTGTACTAACGCCAGTTCCGCCTTGTGTTGCAGCAACTATCACACCACCCAAGCTGTATTCAACGTCATTTAAAAACGCGCTACCAGGTACGAAGTTACTAGGAAACAAATAGTTGACGTTTCCTGATCCGACGCCATTGTCAGTAACTGTATATCTACCTGTCACATTCCAAAGATACTGAGCTCCTTCTAATATTTTGAAAGTTACTCTAGGAATAAATTTCCAGTAATTGCCATCGGATGTGGTCCACGATGCTGGTGATATTGCCGCCAAATTTGCCGTACCAGTGCCAGTGTGAGCGCCGTTGTACGTTATGCGAAATCCTGGATTGAGCGCCTTACAAAAAGCAGTAACCCCGGTTGGATTGCCTCCCAGCGTCATACCTGTTGGCATAGTTCCGCTATTACCTGTACCTGTTGCTGCCGTACTGCCTTCAAGCGATTGAATTCCGGCCCGATATGCTGCTACTGGCAAAGGCAGTATCTCAGAGAACGTTTCATTCCAAGCTTCAAGAGCGGCTAAACCAGAGCCTGCACCTGTAGGGTGAATCCCGGTCGGACCACCGTCAGTATATTTTGAAAACTCAATGTCATAAGTACCATTGCCTGCAGCAGGCGCTGCGTTAACAGTGTAGCCAGCTGCTGGAAGCCCTTGGCTATTAACAGGCATAGCATTTATATATTTTACACTACCACCAACCTCGAAGTTGCCAAACAGCACCAACGGCTCACCTGTTACGCTATTAACGTTAATTGTTGTGCCGCTTACTGTGCAGTTAGCAATAGTGGTTCTAGCCTGCCAAGGCTCATTAAGCTTAGATGTACTTTGAATTTGCTGGATGCGAATATTCTTTCTGGTGCTCAACGTATTCAAATAGTCTACAGTTTGTTGCCACAGTAACCGCTTAGCAGCAGTATTGTAGCAGTTACCTGGACGAGGGCAGTAGATAACTCGCATTGCGTTAGGGTATAAGCTAGCGCTTTTCGCAAGAAACTTTTCTGTCTCTGAAATAATTGTGGCAAGAGGTGTTACAGAGATTCCTGTATCGTTTTCATACAAGGCCACTGCAACTATAATATCTGGAACAACATTTGCATCATTAAGAGGCTTCCAGAACTTAACGTCAAGATCAGCATTGATCTGAGCAATAGTTGCGCCTGAGTAACCGTAGACACCTCTTGCATCAACGTTACCAGTAGCGCCGCCAGACGTGGCCACTATCTCAGGAAATCGCATAGCTCCGCCGGATAAGGCGTTAATAAGAGTTATCTCACTTTGGCTACTTCTGGTACTACCAGCCATTGCAGTAGCTATGCTATTACCTAGTACAACAACAATAGGTTTTCTTACTGGCAACAATACAGAAGAGTTTGCGATAGGTTTAGCTTCATATTCGTTACCAGTCCAGATTAGTAACTTCCCGTCACTCCATATAGGAGGGTGTGTTGGATCATTATACGTACGTGGATCATTTGACATCAGTGTATCTCCTTCATAATATTAAAAAAGTTATTCGGTTTCTGTAACTTGTGCTGTAGATGGAGGCGTATTAGAGAAGTCCAGCATTGACCTTCCGCCCATAAGTTCCTGCATACCTTTGGCATAAGGAGTTTTTAAAGCCTTAGCAACTTCATTAGCTTGTGAGGTATTAGCTTGCTTATATACGCCCATCATGTACTTATTGAAGTTCTCTTGCTTACCTCCTGTCTTAGCGTACTCTTCCATAAAGTAATGAATATCTTCTTGAGCTGGTTGCTTACCGCCAATAACTTGTGTCTTGATAACTTCACCTAGTCGCTTTCTTCTATCAGCATCTGAGGCCTGGTACACAGTCTTACGGAAACCTGCATCAATAGCAATAGCTTCATCCATTGGCTTGGCTCCTAGTATCCTACCAAAGTTAGCTAGCGTCAGTAAGTCATTGCTTGCACTTAAGTTCCCTCTAGCTGTAGTACTGAATGAGCGAAGATCAGGATTGGTCATAGCTTCTAGCGTTTGTGCTAAGCCAGCTAGCGGGCGGTTAACTCCATTATGTTCGAGGCCCTCCAAAAAAGTTACGAACGGGTTACTATGACCAGTAGCCAGCTTTCCAGTTACCTCCGCAAGATTTCCAAAGAACTTAGTACTAGCGCTGATGATAGGAATATCCGCTGCACTTGTTGGTACGATTGAGATGTGCCGTGGATTGATATCCCCCCGCGTGTACAAGTTCATCTTCAGATCAGGATGAAGGAGGCCGAGAACATTAGAGGCCGCTCCGTATATAAGCCAATCCGCCGCGTTCTTATTAAGGGCGCCATAAGCTGTTGTGTACACGTCCTGATGCGTAGAGTTTCCGGCCGCGTTTCCTATGATGTGTGTGTTCATAACTTGGAATGCAGGAAGTCCATTCATCCCATATATGGTACTCTGTAACCCCATCATAAGAGCTGCGTTCTTTCCGTTACCTTCAGCTACGTGGCGCAAAAGTTGCTGCGTAAGATTAAACTGGTAGGTTTGGAAAAGACCGATAGCTTGACCAATAGGACCTTGGAACATAAGAGGTCTTTGGCTAGCTAGGTAGTTACCTTGCGTTCTATTAACAAACGTTTGGATATAGCTTTTAGCTAGGGCAGGATCTAGTGTACCGTGCTTCACTGCTACATCCGTTATCTGCCTCATTACATCAGCAGCTATGAACCTAGTAAACTCTTCAGCAAACTTATTGCCAGAATACTTCTCAGCAACTGATGCAAACTTCATTGTCTTCTCGTACGCGCTCTTGATCCTTGCGTTCAGTTCGCTAACGCTTTCACTCCCCTTCAAAGTTATATCATCCATAATGGATTGATACTCAAGAGAGTGACGCGCCGTAAATCCGTCCCTAAAAGCGGTCTCCCGTATAGCCGGATTATGCCAGTTCTCAATAGCTTTTGATACTAACTTAGTTGGCGCCAGTATCTGATGCTGCGTTCCCGGTACGATAACCTTTGCAATGGAAGCTAGTTCTCCAACAGCCGCTGCATCTCCTTTCTCAATTCCGGCAAGTACTGCTCTCATCTCCGTGCCTGTAAGTACAACGCTGCCAACTATGTTATTCACAGCATTCAGTACATCTGGACGTAGGGTGACGGAAGCAAGCAACGCATTAGCCTTCTGTACGAAAGAAGATAGAACCCCCTTCGGTGCAGTGTGGTTAGCAAGAGCGTCAAGCGCTGCATCATAGTAAGCGGTTTTAATGCCAGCTTGCTTAAGCGCACCGTTTACTACCTCAAGCTCCTCAACGCTCTTGGTTTTAAGCATAGTACCTGTGATAGCATTCCAGGCATTTGATACCTTCTGATCTAGCATCACGTTAAGAGGTGTCCACATACGAGCATTACTTCCTTTGCTGAGGTCGAGAGCTGTCTTGATATAATCAATGTACGGATTCTTAATAGTCTCTTCTGCAGTTGATACCAGAGAAAGCTTTCCGTACTTAGATGTTGCAAGGTTTGTATACTGCTCACCTAAGTTACGAAACTCATTAAACTCCTTTGCATAAAGAAGAGATACACCCTCACGTACAAGTTGACGCTCCTTCTGTGCATGCCAGCTCATGATATCATCAACCAGTTTCTTCCCATCAGTAACAGGAAAGTACTGAGCGCTCACGCCGCTACGATGTAATGCGCTATCAATGTAGTTCTCATGGAGTGCTGCATCAGCCATGTAATCCCCATAAGCCTCATGGAAACGCTGGCTATCTCCTTTCGTCACCGTACGTAATCCTCCATCAGACGGAACTTTGGACATAAGAGCATCAAGATCTTTCTCTGTAGCAGCGTGTATCATCTTGACGTGCCCAGTACCGGTAACGCTTTCATCTACTACGAACGCAAAGTGCGGATAGCGCTTAGGATCTACAGGCGGAGCGTAGAAGGTAGCTGGGTCAACCCGATCCTGAAGTCCTTGCTGGTTACGAAAAGACGTAAATTGCTTCACACGAGAGCCATTAGTAGCAATATGCTGCGCAACAAAAGCTTGTACATCTTCGCTCTCTAAGGCAATGCTATCAGGTGCGTTAGCATCAGCTTTCACATAAGGCTTCTTAGGATCTTGATTCTTCAGTCCGCGAAGGATAAGCGCATCTCCTTCCTCATTAAGAACATACTTTTCAGGAGTGCTACGTATCTTATTCAGAACCGTGGATAGCTCCATAGTAGCTTTTATATCCTTTGAGATGCGGCCAAGAATCGGCTCCATAACTTCGTGTACGCCATTAACGCGCTCAGTCATAAGTGCGTGCGTAGCTGTACCGATGCGCTCAAAGTGAGCTGCAGGAGTTCCATACGTACCATTAGCAAAGGATACGAAACCGGCACCAGCTCCTTCAGTAGTAGCCTTTCTAGTTACATCTTCAGGCATACGAAAGAAATCTTTAGCACGGGCGCCGAATGCGTTAGCAAAGGTTTTCTCAGCAGCTGCACGGAAGAGGACTTGCTTCTGTTTGATAGCAGCAATACCTTCTAGCACGTGGCCATTAACATCTTGGATAGCAGTAGTATCATATCCCATCTTCAGGTGCTGAGGCTTCATGAGGATATCAAGAGGATCGGCAGATGCCCGAACGCCGCTCTTAACTTGCGCTTCAACATGCTCAGCTGCAAAGGACTGGTTAGCCAGATACGAGCGCTCTAGGTTTATGGTATCTATCTCCGTACCTTCCACAGCAGCTACGCGCATATTAAGACGCCGTGCTATCTCAGAGGAAGAGAGTGCTACCTTACCCTCTTTTAAACCAAGCTCCTGTACCAGTGCGTTCTTTGTACCAACGATATGATCAAGAAGCTCTTTCTTATCAAGCACTTTCGTAACAGATCCATCTGCATTCTTTATGGCTACGGGTGTACCTTGCATATACGCTTTCTCAAGAAGATGCAAAGCATCATGCTGTACGGTAGCGTCAGCAGCTAGTGGAGCACTTTTATACGCCCATAAGTAGCCTGCCTCAGCTTGTTCTTGAGTAGCTGCCGCGTAACTAAGTTGCTTTCCTTCCTTAGAAGTAAACTTGATTACGTTTCCGCTGCCTACCTTCACATAGTTTTGTGTAACTTCCAGGGACTGCCCTTTCTTAATCTTATCCTGGATACGAAGTTCAGTTGCTGCTATGTCATCAAACTGCTGTCCCGCTTTCTCTCCCCACATCTGCGTATATACTAGCTTAGTATTTTGCATAGTAGCCATCTCTTCAGGAGTAGCTGTGCCACCTGCAGCTTTCTTAGCAAGAGAAGAAATAAGGCTTTCTGTTTCATTCTTATCAGCAACACGCGTGATAGTACGGAGGCCGAGAATCTTATCCCCAACTTCTTCTGTTGAAGACATAGCTTTGATGTGATCTGCTATCATGTTTCCTGCCACATCATCCCCTTGAGAAAGTTCGCGTACAGCTCCTCGTACCTTGTCATCAATAAATGATAGCTTCTTTTCTCTGTTAATAGTGGCTTTGCCGCCATACGCAGTATCCAATTCTGCTGTATCCACAGGTGTAGCAAACGCATCATCCTTCCACATAATGATTCGTTGATCTTGCTTAGCTCCAGCACCTAGTTCTTGGATGTGCGTATAAGGCATTAGATCCTTATCAGCCTGTGTTTTAGCTTTACGAAGAAAACCATACGCGCCAGCTGTTTCCAGTATGCCGCCGATACCTCCAGCAAATACAGCTCCCCATAAGATGTTCTTACCGATGTCACTTACATCCATCTCTTCCATGATCGGAGATTTGAACATAGTTGCGGCTACTGCAGTTTCAAACACAGCTCCTTGTATTGCTTGCTCGCCAATGCCTGCAGCAACAGCTTTCAACGTATTACCGCTCAGGATATTAAAGGTAGCGTTTGAAGAAGTTATCTCGGCCTTTGCTAGCTGCAAGGATTGCCACTGTGTTACTTTCAAGAGGCCAGTAGCTTCCTCAATATTCATACCGATGGCTCCAGCCTTAGCTGCATTCAAGGCTTTAGAGGCGTAGTTATACGCTTTGATACCGCCCAGGCCGGGAATCATAGACCCCATCACAAAGCCTACGGTATCAATAGCTGCAGCATTCTGGTCGTAATAAGATGCAAGGTCATCATCAAACGCAGCAACAGCTTCATGCGTACTACGCTGCTCCACATCGCTTCCAAAGAAATTTGCAATAGCTGCACCTGTGTTACGAAAATCATTTACGCCACTGATAACGGAAGCTGTCATAAAGCTGGTGGCATTGTTGATTCCATTGGCCATAGCTTCGCCTAGGGACATGTCCCCATTGGCTACGTTATGATTATCAGCAGCTACCATATAAGATGGATATGCACCAAAGGTACTACCTTGCAGCTCTTCATCACTTAGCGACATGAGTTCCTCCAAAACCGAATAAGTTATGTTTATTTACAACTGAAAGATCCATAAGGCTCTCGTATAAGTACCACTTCTGGAACTGAACAGGATCGGCTAGGTTAAAGCGATAAGGTTTTCCTGCCATAAAGCCAGGCTGCAATCCTCCAGGAATCACATAATCCTTTTGTGTAGGGATACCAAATTCCGCTAACTTACCGTGCACGTTGTTAAAGGTAGCAATGGACGAGAATATCTTAGCCCCTTCCACCATAGCTTGGGACTGAGGAAGAACGCCACGCTTAACAGCTTCCTGTATCTGGGCTTTTATAGTACCGGCATCCAATGTATCAACCTTTGCATCCAGCATTGGTTGGAGAATAGTTGCATACATGAGAGTGTTCTTTATCTCCGGAACACTTTCAACTAACGCGCTTAGCTTAGGAGCGGAATAAAGGCTATTACGAGCCTCGGCGTTTACCTTACTGGTAGCTACAGCTTGCGCAACTCCTGCATCGATACCTGAGATAACACTACGAACACGCTCCGGTCCAGTGCCTGTAGCAGACTGGGCAGCAGCTTCTTTAATAGCCTCAAGCTTGTTATAGATGCCAGCCGTAGCTCCATCTTTAAAATGTGAAGCGCTTTGTGTGGCATCAATAGCATACATAGCTTCGCCAGGAGTATCTCCTAACGTACCAGCTACAGTAGTAGAGGCTTTCAGTCCTGCACGAAAGAAGCGATCAATCATAGCTTTTCCTTCAGCTGTACGCTCTGCGTTCTTAATCATTTGCGGAGTGAACTCTTCGGGCTTATAACCAAACTGTGCTGCTCCCTTAGCTACACCAGCGGCCCACTGTTGCTGCGCTTCTATATCATCCTTTTTCATCTTAAGCTCTTCCTGTAACATATCCATACGCGCATTAAACTCCTGTGCGTGCATTAGAAACCTTTCTTCATCCATCTTCATACGAGCTTCATCCCTAGCAGCTGCGGCCTCTGCCCTAGCTTCTGCACGGAAGTCCATCTGTACGCGCATACCAGTATAAACGTTCTGAACAGCTGCTTGCTGTCCGCTCATAAGAGCTTGAATAGCATTCATATTTTGCCCAGCCAAACGCATCTTTAGTTCAGCTGTTTTAGCAGCAGCTTCCTGCGCAGCTTTCTCAGTAGCAGCAGCTTGTGTAGCTTGCGTTAATGTATTGGCCGTAGCTAGTGCAACCTTGTTCTGCTCTTGGATACCATTCTGAAGAGCTGTGATAGCTGCACTATCCGCAGTACTTTGACGATCATGGAAGTTATGCTTATCAATCTCGCTATTAATAGTAAGCTGATTTGCTAACCAGTCGATAGGATTATCGAGGATACCTACGGAATCCATCTGCTGTATCTTCTGCGCTTGAGCCATGCGAGCATTCTCGTTAGCTGTACGATCTTGCACAAGCTTAGCTATGAGGCTGTTAGGATCTTGGATTTCTCCGCCTGACAGCTTCTTGAATACTTGCGTCTCAGTCTGTACCTCAAGCGCGGCCTTGTTCTTCTGAGCCTCAATTATCTGACTTAACTGATCAGCTTTTTGCTGAGCTGCTAAGGCTTCTGCTGAGGCTTGTTCAGTATCCTTCTGAGCATTACCTAACTTCGCCACATTACCTTGGTTAGAAGCAGCAAAGTTTTGAATCATTCCAAGTATGTCTGTGGTGTTGTCCATCATTATTCTCCGGTTTGCAGTACAGCTTTGGCTACTTCTCTAGCTGCATAAAACAGTTCCGTATACAACTGCAACGCTCTTGCACCTTCTTTATTCATAATAGCTGCAATAGCTGGAAGCAGGTACTTGGTATAGAAGATAGTGTAAACCTGCTCTTGTTCTGAAGTAGGAAGCTGGGCTATAGCTTCGCAGATGATAGGCGCCTCTTCGTAATATTTCTCAACCCAGGCTTTACGCTCCGGAGTCATTTGCATGAACGTATCACGGAAGCCACGAAGAACAGTTAGCTCATGGCAATCATCGGGCTTATTAAAGTACTTACACACAGCTGTGGTGATAAAACAGCCAAAAGAAGATTCTCCAGAAGAATATCCGCTGCCACCAGAGAACAGCCCGCTAAGTAAGTTACCGATCGCACTAAATGCTGTGCTTATACCAACATCTTGAAGTGCTCCCATAAACTCGTTAGTACCGCCTGTGAGAGATTCCCCGCTAAGTCCTGTAGTTGCGCTCTTCGCAGCTCCTGCTATATCATTAGCAAAGTTAGTTGCAAAGCTGCCGATGTTAAGAGCGCCTCCTAGATCAAACGGTTTAATGTTTGGTGTAAAGTCCTGAGAAGGAGTATTGAATCCAGCAGAAGTTGTATCACCTCCTGAAAACAACCCTTTCAAAACCTTATTACCAAGGAATGCACCGCCAAGACCAAGAGCTGCCATCATAGGATCGATAGCAGGACCAGTGCTTGAACTCTCATTTACAGCTGTACTAGCTGTCATATCTCCTAGTACGCCCGCAGCTTGCGTAGTAACTTGGTTGGAGGCAGTAGTTTGCCTAGCTACTTCATTAGCTTGATCAACTTCCATCTTAGCAGCTGCTGCTGCGGTTTGTCCTTGTAACTGGCTCATAGCCTGTGCGGTAGTAGATGAATTATAAATACCGCTACCGCGTTCAGCTGCTCCGATTTGCGGTACGCCTTGTTGCAGCATTAACTGGATAGCATTAGCTTGCGCATCCTTTACCGAAGTATTTGCCACTGCAGGCTTAGCTTGGTTAGTTTGGATAAGCTGAGTAAGTGCTGCTATCGCATCAGGGCTACTGCTTTTAGTACTAGTTCCAGATGTTTTCTTAGTCCCGCTTCCAACAAAGATAGGAAGTAAGGTTGCAAGGGAAGCTAATGGGTCACTGCGATTAGATAATTCGGCCATGTTTATGTCCTCAGTTAGAAGAAAGAGTTGTGTTGCGTATATTATGTGAGGGCGCCATTAATAGTGCCAGTAGTGATCCACGTTATATTGCTATTACCTGCGACCGCTGCTCCTGGCGCTCCGCCTGGGCCTCCTGGAGCTAAGCCTTGGTTATTAAAGTTACCGCTCTCACCAGGTAAGCCTAGCTGACCACCGTAACCTGCGTTGCCAAAAGGAGATTGATAACCTCTACCGCCAATACCTGCTATTAACTGAGTGCCTGGACTGCCGGTAACTCCGCGTAAGGATGCAGCTGCATAGATGGCTCCTGGCTGGCCGTAACCCGCACCGCCACCGCCGCTTCCTCCGGATTCTACGTTGAAGTTAGGAATAGCTCCTGCACCTCCACCTCCACCACCGCCGCCTCCTGCTATGCGGCCATTATTAGTTAGCTCTATCGGATAGGATACTTGAAGAGCTAAACCTCCATTAGCGCCAGGACGCCCAGAGAACTGTCCAGTAACGCCGTAACCAGCATTTCCTCCGTTCCCTCCCTTTCCTATGATGTACCCATTATTAGTAACCTTAATAATGTTACCAGTAAACCACCCGCTACCTGTAGTAAAAGCCGGCGCTGCTGTACTAGATGCGCTAACTATGATACCTGTAGTAATTGTTACTATGATGCCATAAGCTGTAGTGGTCGGAGAGTAACCTAAGGACTGTAAGTACGTTAGCAGATTGAAATTCTGTGTATTGCTAATTAAATCTACGCGCACAGTTTCTAACGTAGGAGGGAATCCAGTATCTAATGGGCCGTATACGTTACCATAAGTAACCCAAGTTACAAGCGCTGCTCCTGTGATAGCTACACCAGCCGCTCCTCCTGGCTTGCCGCTAGTAGTTTGAGGTACGTGGAATTGGTATCCGTTTTGGCCTGGTTCGCCTGGATTTCCAAAGCTACCTCCGTTACCGCCTCTGCCACTGTTAGCTCCAGCGGATGGACCGCCGGCTCCTGCTTGCAGCTCATTAGCTGTAACTCCATTATATCCATTAACAGTGGTACCTCCTTTTCCTTTGTTAGCTCCACCTCCACCACCGCCTCCACTAACAGTGCGAACGCCTGGAGGATTAGCTTCAGATCCGCTACCGCCACCTCCGCCGCCACCGCCACCGCTACCAATAAGGCCATAGTTAGTAACATTGATAGGGACTTGTGCACGGAACGCAGGACCGCCTGGTAATCCAGCTGTGCTATTATCGCTGTTAAAGGTATTACCGCCATCTCCTCCTTTGCCTATTATGTATCCTTTATTTACTAGGTTGATTACGCTTCCGGCTGGCAGTATACCGGTATCCATAGCAAAAGTAGATGTACTACTTGCCATAATCTTGATGCCTGTTTCCACAGTAACATTAACAGTAATTACGGTGACGCCATCCCAACCTGCCGCTATTATATCATTACGTAGATTTACATCATACGTATCCTTAGCATAGATCAGGTTAGTAAATGAAGGTGTTCCTATAGAAGCTTGCATCATTGTGTGATATACTCCGGCCATTATGTTACTCCTGCTCCGTATACGCGCCAAACGTCGGTACTTATACGTTTTATTACCGCCTGTCCCCAGTTACTTATCGTACGGTTACCGGTGGTTGTAGTTCCACCGAGTACCAAGGTTACGCCTGTGTCAGCTATCAGCGTAATATCCGCGTTACTAGTATTTCCGATGCTTACTATCATACCGAGAGGAAACACAGTACCAGCACTTGCTTCACTGGGAATAGTTACGTTAGCTGAGGTTTCAATGCACTGGCCGCGATCGAGATAATTAAGGGTATACGCAGTAGTTTTGTAATCAGAATTAGGTACATCAAGGTACTTATCCACACCGTTCTGTAGTTGGCGAAGAGCTGTATACACAATTGAAAGCTCTTTAAATAGCTCCGGATCTTTAGTCTCCGGAACCATAGGAAGCCGCATGTTTACGGTATTACTAGGCGTTACGTAATTACTTGCCATAGCATAAGCTCCTAGAATTAGCGATTAGATTCGATAGTGAAAACAAGTAAGAAGCCAACGAGATGAAACGCCCCTTTAATACGTATGGAGTGATTAGCTCCTATGCTGAGGACATCATACTGACGCATATTCTCCACAACAGTTTCAAACGGCACTTTCTCGAAAGAGGTATTCTTTCCATCGAGGGATGTTAAGAGGCGTACATTAAAGTTAGTATTATCATCATCGATAGTCTCCAACGTAAATCCTTGCACCCCTACTGTCTTAGCTCTTACTAGCTGGTACTTACCTAGGATAAGAACTGCTTCGCTATTAGTAGCAGGGTACTCAAAGTTAACAACGTTTACTGCTCCGTTCGCTTGTAAGAAACATAATGAATGCTTAGCCTCAGCAGCCACAGAAGAGAACGCGAGAGTCTCGCCGGTAAACTCTATCAGGGCATAATCTGCAAACGTGTTAGGAAACGTATCGGCAAATGTGAGGTACGACGGGCCGGAAGCTGCTAAGTTAAAGCTTATATCAAATGCTTGTACGTGCTGCTGCTTTAACTTACCCCAACGATTAAGGCTAATATCATGCACAAGAGCGTAGTTAAGAAGACTTGGCCCATAAGATATTACCAGGTAACGAGAGCTAGAGAACGCCAAACGCACTTGCATAGGAGAGGTCAGTCGCGTAATAGTACTAGTATCGCTAGCATAGTCATAGTCCTCAATGAGACGACCTGATAAGAAGTCTGATACTTCTGGGTGTATAGCTGCACAACCACTTAATGTAACCCGTAACAAGCCAGCTGAAGTCCAAGCATAGTTACTGCCCTCTTCACCTGAAGCTGTTACGTGGTAAACTGAGGCCACACCAGATCCGTTAGGAGCTTCTTTAAACAGCCAAGGATATTGCACGTTACCGCTGTATGTTGCTACTACGATACTACCTTGACAGTATACAGCGAAGCCGATACCTACAGGTGCGATAGTTACGATAGCTCCTTTAGCTCCAGTCGGTACACCGTTTCCTGCACCTGTTATCTGTGAGGCTCTGAAATCTAGTACGCTTAGTGCGCTAGACCAGTATATATTTGTACCGTCATGGGCCAGAAGATAGTTATTACTAGAGGCAATGCCAACTATAGAAGCATTCGTAATTGGAGAATCCCACTGTAAAGTTGCAGGATTAATAGTTCTAGCAACTAGGTCTACAGTAAAAATTCCAAATGAATCATAGCAAATAAAGGAGGTACCAGTGGCATCTGCAGCAGTTACATTAACTCCGGCTGGCTGCCCGCTAGGTGTTACGTTTTTCCACTCTGGAACAAGGCTAGTAATAAGATACGTTTTACCTCCATTAGTTATGGCTACGTGCCCCCTATTTCCATCAAAATCCTTAACAGGAAAGATCCTAGCAAAAGATGTTTCTGCAGGTACGGCAGGTACAAGTTCGTTATAAGCAATGGACTTATACCCATACATACTAGGCATAACATTGTGAAGATACAAAGCTTCAGGAATACCTTTATCTCTATCCTCCTTAGAGCCAATAGGAGGAGAAGTATAGTTCTGATCTATCGTAGGCTGGATTACTGTCTTACCTTGGAAAGTAGATATTAGTGGAAACTGAGCATCACTTAAGTTAGCTCTGTGATATATTTGACTCATACGAGCTACTCCTTAAGATTAAAGTTCAGCGCTCAGCTCAATGTTATACCAATAATAAGCACCAGATGTACTAGCATTAGCTGGACTTGATATAACAGCTTTGTTAGCGGAAACTAATTGCACTGTGCGAGTAGTTGGAAAGCCGTTAGCCCCTGCACCAGGTGTGAGCGTAACCGCTGGAGCTATACGCATCTCCTGTGGAAAAGTGTATGTATGAAAATAGGTGAAGCCAGATGTTACGTTTCCACTAAAAATGAGATTAGATTCTTTTTGATAGTATCTTTTGCAATCAGCTAATTCCTGTGCGTAAGATCTAGTCTCAAGATCAGTAGCATACCCACCAAGTTCTAACTGAGCTTCCCCAATAAGAATTGTTTTAGACACAGCAGTAGTAGCCGGAGTAGAAACTCGTACTGACAAACCATTTAAAGCCAGTAAACCGCAGTTTACTGTCACAGATAGTTTAACGAGTAGTCCAGATCCTACGCTAGTAGTAGTACTACCTAAACTTGTAAGCGATGTGAAATTATTAACTGCGTTTGCTGCGTATACCTGAACAGTAAAATCAGTTGCGGCTCCTAAATTATGAAATACGGTAACAGAAAAGGTAGCAGTTTTTTGCTGCAAACTAGCCGCGTTAATAGCTTCTATGTTCTGACGGATGTCAGTAACACCAGAAGTCCAAGAACCTTCTATAGATAGACAATATCCAGATGAAAAGTTTGAATTAAAAGATGTATTATGCGTGCCTGACAGACCAGTACCAGAATTAGAGACATTCCAGCCATCAGCTGAGATGTTAAATCCTGCAGTAATTGACTGTAATCCGCGCTGAGATACTCTGAAAGAACCATTACGTAGGTAGTTTTTATTCCTAAGTAATGATGTATCTAAAGGCCCGCCAAGAGAGGCAAGCTGTGTAGCTATGTAACCTTTAAGCGTACGAAGCTCAGCTGCAGCCATAAGCACGTAATCACTGTCAAGCGGCTGCGCTGAATTAGTTGGAACTGGAGTATAAATACCGGCCATAATAATACCTGCTTATAAATAATTGTTATGTGATTGCTTTTAAGAGCTGACGTTATGGGATCATGCTCATCTGTAATAAGTGTACTGACTCCGCCCACATGTTACGATAAAGCGTGGATTCCGCATCCTTACCAATCATTTTAAATACGGAGGCAGCGGCTTCGTTCTCAATAACAAAAGGATACAGATCAGCTATCCAAGAAGAGTACGTTCCGGTAGAGATATCAGGTAACCTGTAATATCCTATATCCACCGAGGTAGCTACGTGCGAAGTACGGATATTAATAGAGTTTCCTGCCTCGTATACGGTATTAGACAGCATACGATCATAGTTATCAAAAATGCTATCAACCTCAATAAGCTGGTATTGAAGTACCTGCCAAGGAGTAGAATTTTGATTATCCCACGAGTACGAAGACGGATTTGAATTAGGAGTTTCTCTCGCGTACATAAGCTTACGAAAACGTACAAACGGAGAAACTGAGGTATCAATCACATAACGATTATCTGTAGAAGATACGGAGGTAAGCGGCGTAATAGTTAGCTCGTACAAATCTTTCTTGTAAAAGTCAGATAAATGTGCGCGCAACGTAGCCTGTTTGATAGCAACAAGCGTTTCAGAAACTAAATCCGGACGCTTTGTTATATCATATATGTTAGTCTGAAGATCTATTAACGCCATCTTACTACTCCGTATGTATTCGTATGTATTACTTTGCTACTTTTTTGTCTGATGCTTCCAACGCGGCCAGCGCTGCAGCTACATCAGGCTTTGTATTAGAAGTCGGCGGAGCTGTTGGCGCTGAGGTATTAGAAGCAGCTGCCGTTGCACGGATGTTACTGCTGTTTAAAATACCGGCTACCGAGGTACCGAATCCGCCGCCTGAGTGAGGCGCCAGTTCTACGTTACCAGCTTCGAAGATAGCAACAGCTTCTGCTGCATCCTCATCGTCCAGGGCTAGCTCTTGGAGCATCCGTCCGTCTACTAATGGATCGAAGATAGCAACCTGCTTAGGATCTTCAGTTACAAAGATCGGATGGCGCACAGGCCAAGTTACAAAGCCGCCGCCAACAGTTGAAATTGGGCCGATGCCATTCCAGCGATAAATTTTACGTTCTTTAGAAGTTTCTTCTGACATAATAGTACCCTATAAATAAAAAGGTTCCTTCCTCCCAGTTACGAGAAGAAGGAACAGGTAGCGCTCATCACACGCTAGGAGGAAAGCTTAGCCAGCACTTACTGTGGTAGCGTTGCCCAGACCGTAAATAACGGCATTTGCAGGAGGGTTTTTGATCATCAACGTGCACTCAGTAGTAAGTGTGCCGCCAACTGCATCGATGCCACTATCCACAGTTACGTTGTCCATATTGAACTCACGGTTCTGTGTTTTACGTCCGCCCAAGTAAGCCAAACGGATAGATGCAGGATCGACAGCGATAGCCATTGCAGCCCAAGCAGCGTTACTATTAAACAGAGGATGTTCGATAATATCGAAATCACCACGAGCTGTTTTGTACGTAGAGAACTGCAAGCCCCAAGAGGTTTGACGATCTTCCAAGAAGTACGTACCATTAACACGAGCGATTTTATTAATTACTCGCTTAGCGCTACCGCCTACAAACAACAAACGATTGTTAGCAATCTTAGGATCAGTGTTTTGATTAAAGCAAGGATCAAGATAGCTTTCTAACGTAGAAGCAGTTTGTGTTGCAGCTGCAGTAAATACGTTCACAGTAGGAAACGCAGCAGGGTAGTTAGCAGGATTACCTACGATAGAGGTAATACCGTCCATAGTACGCAACGGTTGGTTGTTATTGGAAGGAGCAGTGGTTTGCTTTTGACCGAAAAAGATAGCTTTTTCAATGTCAGCTGCGTGGAACGCTGCGTTGTCCATACGGTTCTCAGCTACGTTGCTGGCGCCAGCAATGATCTCAGTTGCTCGCACAGTTTCAGAGATAGTCCAAGTGTTACGGAAAATCTGTGTGAAGTTTGTGATACGAACAGGGATAATGCCAAGAGCATTCGGACGGGTTGAAGCTTCGCTGTAAGCAGTACCTACTTGGTACCAAACAACGCCAGTGCTAACGCCCGCAACGATAGTTCCAGGAGTAGAGCCAGCAGCTAAACCGCCGATGTTACGCAGAACGCCGACTGAGTTAGCGCCGTTAACAACAGTTACAAGTACCAATTCACCAGTAGGTACGCCGGTTGAAATAGTTACGCCCATCATTACCATGCCGGCGATGATAGAAGTTACAGCAACGGATGTACTTGCATTGGTTGAGATAGTGTTCCAGGTTTCAGCTGCAAACTGGGTTACAGTAGTACCAGCTGTGAACGTAGTTGGGTTCGCGTTCATGTTGAAGTAAGGGAAAATCATCACCTTAGCGAAGTAACCGTGCTCGTAAGCTACTGCGGTTTCATCGCCTAAAAGGGAAGTTAATCCAAAAAGAGTTGCAGAGCCGTTTGGCATCAAGCGAGTGATCATACCTGCAAATGACTTTTTAGCTAAGTCAGTTTGTAAGTTTGTGCTGCCTAAAATACCTGTAAATGGTCCTGCGGTTACAGTACTAGCATATGGAGCTGCCATAATTATTCCTCATAAAGAAGTTAGATAAAAGGTATGGTGGATAGGCGCTTAGCTATATCCTTTAAACATAAGAGCATCCCAATCGTCGACGTCGCCATTGCGAGGGTCTTTTACTGCGGGAACTTCTTTAGGTGGGCTGAACTTACCGGCAACGCGATCGAGATAAGCTGTACGCATCTCTGCAATCTCGGCACTGGTAGCATTAGGGAACTTTACAGTTATTTGCTGGTCAATCGCTTTTAACAACGGAGCTATTTCAGGGTCGTTATATCTGGGATCAGTACCGCGAATAGCGTCAGTAACGTTATGTCTACGAATAATGTCCGGTATTTCTTTTTGAAACTCTGCACGAGCTTCTTTGATAGCTTCTCTGACGGTGGAAGCAGATGCATAATGGCTCTGTGCGTAAGCTGCTTGAGCTACTACGTTGAGAGCTTCAGCTAAAGCTGTTTGTGCCTCGGGTCCACCGTTCTGAATTCTGGTAAATACCTCTGCTGGTATCACTTTAGTAAAGTCCATCCCTTTAGCTTGTTCCACAATACGGTTAGTTTCCGCATTAGGATCAGGAGGAGTAACTCCGGCAGGAGGTGTTGGTGCAGCTATAGGTTCCCACAGCTTGCTGTAATCTACAGCAGGTGATCCTTCAGGCGCCTTAGCTCCAGGCAGCTCAAAAGGGTTATTACCAGCTGCTGGCGCTTGCGTAGTTGCTGGCGCTGGAGTGGAAGGTGCTGCTACTGGGGAATCCCCTTTTTCGAAAAAGCTTAGAAAGCCCATGATAATCTCCGTTGGTTTTGATAAGGTTAATACTGCGTTGGTTTGGTATTACGTTGGTTTGTGTTGCTTGTTGCTGATGGTTATAAATCAAATACGTTTGTAGATGCAAACGCTGGCTCACCCTCTTCGTTATAAGGAACGGAGGCAGCTTCATTAATAGCATTTGCTAATGCTTGCTTTTCACGACTTCTAGCTAGGATAAACTTCAAGTTTCCTATCTGTCCATCTAACTCCGGTATCTCAAAAGGACGCTCAGGAGAATACACAAGTTCTACCTTCTTAGTAGCAAGTTCAGCTAAGTCGTTTTGTAAGACAGCTTCTTGTAACGGAGAAAGAATATAACCTTGATGTATCTGCTCAGGAGTTAGATCGAACTGCGTAAAGTCGTTTATAACTTGTGGAAATAGGTTTATAAGGCTCATAGTAAGTTCCTATTGTACTACGTTAGCTACATCTTGTGCAGCGTCCCCGTCCGGATCAGGAGCTGTGCCGCCATTCTGTATTGCCATCACTTGCTCGATAAGAGTTGGCTGCTCCTCTTCCTTACCAGCAGGCTCTTGTGGACGCCCATCTTGTCCGATGCCGTAATCAGCAGGCTTAGGCTGCGGAGGTAATTGCGCAGCTGTAATTTCCTTATTTTGTTTTTGCATTGCTAACACGGTTTGCTGCCACGCGGCTACGGCTTGCTCATACTGCTTGATCTGTGCAGGCTTTTCAAACTCCCGTATGTTAGCTCCTTGCGTCTGGATGAGGTAGGAAAAGAGCGGGCCAACTTCGTACTCACTAGCTATTTGCTGCGAAGATCCTAAGATCTGAAGCCCGGTTTGAAGCACATCTCCATGAAGCGTTTTAGACGCAGTAGTTACGCCATCTGTAACTTTAAACTGGAGGATAGCTTTGCGAAGTACTATTGGATCAACTGTAACTTCCGTTTGCTTCTGCCTATTAGTGAGCGTTGTACCCCCTTGAAACTGGAGAACGTTTATCTTAAGGATCTCTTTCAGTGGAGTGAATACACGAGCTTCTAACTTGAGAGCAATAGATTGATCCCTAGAAGTTGCATTCGTCATAGTATCATCCCACTGTCCTTGTGTTTTATTTCCTTTTACAAACTGTCCTTGTCTTGCTTGGTTCTGTCCATTAGCTTGGTTAGCAAAGTTAATGAAAGCAGGTATTTCCTGCATAATAAGAACCGAGTTATCATCCCTGAAAGGAAATGGATACACCGCTTCTGAAAGAGGTTTACCGTACGCAGAAGGGCGCACTGGAATCTTAGCAGAAGGATTTTGACTATTAATATCAGCTTCACGGATGCGGCTCGGATCGAAAAGGGTTCTATCGCTAATGGCTCTGCGACGCGCTTCTAACACAGAATTCATGAGTGCGCTAGTTACAGCTTGCGTTGGCATCGCTTCAGAGGCTGTGCTCTTGGTTTGATACGCCAAGCCATCCTCATTAGGTTGACCGAACAACATTGGTATTAAGCCATGCGCATTGGTCTGCCGTTCAGCGTATATGAGATGCTCATCATTTACGAAGATAAACTTCCATACTTGCGGCGTATTAGCGCTAGGCACACTGAGACCAAAATCGCTTGGTATAATGCGTCCGTAAAGAGTTTTAACTTCGTACTGATCGCTGTACTGAATCTTAGGCTGTGTCTCAGAAGCTGTAGCCCACGCCATCCAATCCGTAGTAGCACGAATGTTACGGCTCATAAGAGCGTTGAAGTTAAGTACCGGTACGTAGTAGTTGTTAAAGTTAGGTACACCGCTTTCATACGCACATTGTAAGTTACCAACGATCTTATCAGGAAGCTTGTTTACAAAATCCTTCAAAGCTACACGGCTCATTAGCTCGACGTACCCAGCAAACTCTCCTTTCCAACACATATCTACAGGATCAACGCGCGTATCAAAGATTATGTTATAAGGATCACGGCGCCGTACACGATTTCCTTCCCAAGTTACGTTTACGGGGCGGCCTTGCGTACGGGAGTACTGAAAATCTGTTTCGATAGCAGCAGTTACCTCACGGTGCCAGTCTATTTCTATCACACCTAAGTTATACTTAAAGCAATCACGAAAGAAAAGCTCAAGCTCTCCGGCCCAGCCTCCACGGATTGACTGGTTATCCAGGATAGTTTCCATCTGGAAAGCTGCGTCAGCATACTGACGAGATCCTACGCAGCCAAAAAGAGGTGCATGAGATAAGAACACGCCCACTTGGTACTCCACTGCAGTCTCAACATGAGGCTTAACTACAGGTACAGTGTAATTCTGTATCTTTGTGCTATCGCCGTACTTATTAGCTATACGAGCGTCCCATTGCTTCTTAGTAAGATCCTGCTCTCGCATGTACGCAAGATCAATCTCTCGCATCTGGTCGCGAATATTCCAGTGTTGCTTAAAGAGGTCGTGGCAAGATTGGCCGAATTCTACGATACCATCTTGCGCTTTCTTACCAAGTTTTATAAAAGGGGCTGTAGAACTCATCTGTGTTTCCTGTTATGGGCTATTTTACGGAAGAGATAGGAAGTACTTAGAAGGAGCAAGTTTCTTCCAGATCCCATACGCGAGCTGTATCAAAATCTTCATTACCTGTTACGCTATTTAGAGCTATGTAATGAGAGAATTCCGTAAGTACGCGAGGTGCGTAAGTTAAAAGATCGAGGATACCATCAGTGTTATCCCGCTTCAGCGGATTGAAGGAGATAATCTGCGCATGTACCTGGGACTTACAAGAAGGATGTACTGCTATCTCACCTCGTACGTAGGCTTTAAACATAGAAAGGATACGAGTATTTTTAGCTAGTGATCCGCTGTAGATTGGCACTACTTCTATGCCGGTGATGCCAAGATCCTTCTTTATTTCCTCAAACCAGTAACAAAGAGAGTACTGATATGCGTTAGCTTCGATAGCTATGAGAGAAGTTCCTCGCTTCATTGCCATTGTCAGCGCTTTCTTGATGGTATCTCCAGGAGAGAGGCGATCTTCGATAAGCTCCGTAAGTACCGGAGTTCCGTCTAGTATGTCAAAGTTACCAATGGATACAGCATCCGAGTTACTTTTATCATTTGATGGATCGATTATGATGAATGATCCAGCTGCTATACTTCCTTCGTACGCATACGGAGGTACTTTAGAAAGATCGATAGCGTTATTAGCGCTAGCGTTCTCATCATTCATTACCTCTGAGAAAAAGATCTCAGGATGGCCTGCATTATTATCACTCTCAAATTCATCTAGAAGCTGCGAGATCGGATGAAGTTCTTCCCAGAGAGAAGATCCATCTTCTAAGATAGCGCCAGCTATAAATTTAACCCAGCTAGGATTATCTTTCAAACGACGGAGAAGCGACCACTTAGTAGGATACATGTTAGCTACAAAGATGTACATGCATCCGAATGGGCTTTTAGCCTTCATCGCAGTACCTTGCATCCAGCGCTCGATACCTTCGCTTACTGTCTGGCTATCCGCATCTTCCCTTGTTTGTATGTCCTCAAAGATCATTAGATCCGGACGTTGGTTATTAAAGTTAGATCCACGGATACCTTTACCGTTCTGGCCATCTCCGAAGAGAATTATGTGCCGGCCACGGAAACCAAACTCCTTATGCTCCTGACGATCGATAGTAAGACCAATGCTATAATCCCCAAACGCACGCTTGATATTAGTCTCTTCTAGCATCCCGATAACGTCAGCGATGATACCTTCGGCTTTGGCCGCGGTCGCTGCTATTATCATTATAAACTTCTTATTAGTGAAGAGAATGCAATATAGAATGAAGATCTTTATAAATGTTGTCTTGGCAAAACCACGAGGGAGGCCGAGAGCAAGCTTAGGAAATACACGCTCCTGAGGAAGATACGAAAGAAGCCATTGCCAGACAGCTAGGTACGTGACTGGGAAGTTATACTGCATTACATCTGGCATGGCTATCGCCGCAAGAAAGTTTAGGTTCTCACGAGCTATGGTAGTAACTTGGTCCTGCGTAGCGCTGAAAGCTTCTACCGGAGCGACAATTTCCTCCACTGGAGCCGGCTCATCTACGAAGCCAAGTTTTTCTTCAATAGTTGCCATCTTTATTCCTTAGCGGCAGAGAAGCAGCAAGCTGTAAACGCATGGATAGAAGCAATTCATTAGCGCGAGCGATGTCCTTTGCTACGTGAGGGTTTTCACTCCTCGGTAGTAACGTAGCTCTAACTTGAGGAAGTATCAGAGATGAGTGCTGTAGGGGCTTCATTAGCTAAACTCCGTGCTGCTTTGAATCTATTCATAAGCTCAGAAGATTGCATCGTTACCAGCGTACGTCTTTCCTCCTGTTGTGGAGGAGAGGAAAGGGCTGGGGCCGAGGATGAGGCCGATACAACTTCTACAACTTGATTATTTCCGTTAGTTATAAACTGCTGAAGTATCTTAGTTGGCATCACTAAGTTTATAACTGTATTATTTACATGAGCCATCTCAGGCGCGCTAGCACCACGACGCTTGGCTCCATTGATAACTGTGATGGCGCGCAAGATCTCCATCGGTTTATACATCATAGGAATGAGATCTTCCATCTTCTCCAGAAGAGCGTCTTCCATCTTTCCATAACGCTTATCCCTGGCTGTATCTTCCTGGAGGTTATTAAATCGACGCTCCGTAACTTGGCGCGCGAATTCCTCAGTTGAGAGGAGCTGAGATATGAACGAAGGAGAGACGCCCGCGGTCGTAGCAACTACCTCTGGAGAGAGGCCGTTACCAAGAAGCTCTAAGATACGCGCGCTATTACCAGTGAAAAGTTTCTCAGCGGTAGTTACAGGCGTATCGATATGAAGAGATGCTGGCGCGTTCATGGTTGCTTTCGTATGTGTGCGTTTGTTATGAAAAGAGGAAGATGGAAAGATGCTTATGTTGGGTACCGGTTACGAGGACGAATCGTTGGTAAGAACGTAAGAGTATCATCTTGCTTAAGAGTGAGAGATACGTTCCCGCTTGCGGCAAGTGTTGCTATCACCGGTCCGCCGATACGCCCGTCCGCGCTTTCTCCTACGGAAGCATCCGCTACGGAAGAGATTTGGTACTGGATAGCATTAACTGCATCATTATTTGTAACTACGCATGTAATCGTTGTGGCCATTGTTATGTGCTCCGTTGTGTTTCGGTTGTGTGGAGAAAGGGGGAGAAAGAGATGGAAGGAAGAAAGGGCCGAAGCCGTTAAGAGAGATGATACGGAAGGAGATAGATGGAGAGGAGAGGTCATCGTACCATTCTTTATAACTAAGGGGGATATGAGTGAAAAAGTTTAGAAAATGATTTCTTGCGTTATAGGATACACATCGGCCGCAGCATCAAAAAAGGCCTACCCACCCCCGGTATGTTATAACATTGCACTACCGTACATAACTTTATTTTGTTTTTGCTTTCTTTTTATTCACATAAGTATTGACTTTGGTATATCCTGACTGGTACAATTGCATCGTACCAAGGGAGTGGTTCAGAAGGAACGCTAGGGAACTAAGGCGATAACCTTCATAGCGCGGCAAAAAGCCGCAAGGATTCTATCATGTCACTCGTAAATAAAGTAAAATTCACTGCCCTAGCTGGTATCGATGCGGATAAATGCCCAGCTGGAAGTCGTTTGTGCAAGGTTCTGTATAAGGAGGAAAAGAAAGGTGGAGTTAAAACTGGCGTAAAACGCGCGTCACTTGGTGCGTTCATCCCATGTGTATCCAGAATGGAAGTGGAAGCGATGATCGGAACCGGCGGTAAGCCAGTAGTAGCTAAATGGGTAGTAGCGCATATGGAAGCGCTGCAAGATAAGATGATACGCGCGCGGCTCGATGTTCCTGGATGTATGGATATGGTGGAAGTTCCCTCGTATGAGGATCTTCTCACGGCGATAGGTAAAGAGGTGGAAGGTAGCGCGGCTGTACGTATGAGTGGGGAAGCAATTGCGGCTTGGTTTGGCGCATATCTCGCTCCTGTCCTAGCATCCACATTCGCAACTCGCCTCGGTGCCACGGTGGAGGATGCGCGTGTACGGAAGGTAGTCGCAGCATATGAAGATAACATGAAGCTACTGGCAGGAAAGAGCGCATTGCCTGAAGCCGTATCCGTAAACCTGGTAAAAGCGCTGGACTTGGTATCCGGCGAGGAAAGCGTAATTATGGGCGATGGTGCTGTGATGTACGAGAAGATGCTTGAAAGGATTGAAGCACTCACAGCTCAACAAGCTGACCTCATGGCATTATAGCGCATAGCATCATCCTTCCCTTTAGCTCACATAGCCCTCGGCGATAGCATCAAAGAGGGCTTTTTAGTATCTCACATAAGGGTGTATGTCTCTTTAGGCTGTTTCGCCTGTATGCCTACTTCGCCTGTATGCCTAACCCTTTTGACCAGCCTCCCC